GCATCCAACCCCATGGCCGGCATCAAGTTCAGCGACTTCTCCAAGGCCAAGGTCGGGATCAAGCCGTCCCGGCTGCGCGGCGTGCAACTGCCTGAGCTACTCAAGCAACTGGCCGAGGTGTTCTTCGCTGCCCCGCGTGACGCGATGCTGGCCCTGCTGATGCTTTGCCACGGCACGCGCATCGGCGAAAGCCGGCTGACCCAGTGGCCGCACATCAGCCTAGCGGAGCGCGAGTGGTTCATCCCCGGCGATCACACCAAGACTGGCGTCGAGCATCACCTGCCGCTGACTGAGCAGATGTGCGCGATCCTGATCCGCTACCGCGACGGGCAGTACGCCAATGGCTACGACGGGCAGTACGTGTTCCCGGCACGCAACGGCAAGCCGCTGAGCGAAGGCCAGGCCAGCGCCGTGTTCACCCGCTTAGGCAAGGGCGAGTGGACCAGCCACGACCTGCGCAAGGTCGCCCGCACCGGCTGGGCAGACATCGGTATCGACCATCTGATCGGTGAGCTGCTGATCAACCACGCCATGGGTCACAACGTGAAGGTCTACATCCAGTCGGACGTGATGAGCCGCAAGCGCGATGCCCTAGAGAAGTGGCACAGCCATTTAGACCAGAAAGGTTTTGCCCTGATTCACGGATTGACCGGCTTTAGATTCGGAGATTCCGGTAATGCGCTGGAAGCCACGGAGCACAAGGCCTGCGAGGCCTTTCAAGAATCAACCATAGGCGAGGTTTAAAAATGATGAAAAAGCAGCATGGACCCGCCCTTGTGCGCAGTTTGATACCGATGACCGAGTGCCCGTCATGTGTCGGAAAGGGGGTAATCAAGGGGGTATTTCATGAACTCGACTGCATCGGTTGTCACTCATCCGGCTTCGTTCATGCCCAGACCCTGGAGCCGCTGTTGATCGAAGATCTGGTGGCCCAGCTTGGTCGGATGGTTCGTCGGGAGCGCAGTCAGTTTGTCGGCACGAACCCATCTCGCGGAATCGTTGATGAATACCAGCAACCAAATCGTCGCGGGCCAGGCGGCTCGTCGTTTAAAGGGGATTGAGATATGGGCATCTATAAGGATGTGATGAGCACTTTGGTCCGCGTACTGGCCGCCGACAACATCGACAACAGCACGAAGCAGTCCTGGCAGAAGCTGATCGATGCTGACGTTCGCTCGGGCGGTACCGGCAGTTCGCTGTCAGTGCGCGACAAGTTTGATTATGACTGCTGCCTATACGCGCTTCTGCATCGTCAGCTTGAGCCGGCCCAGTGGGAAGTTCTGGTTGCCAAGTATTCCACGCACAAGGCCAACAAGGTCGCCGCCATCGGCCGCCTGGTGGCCCGTATAGTTTCACCAGCCCCGCAACTGTTCACCTATAAGGCGCTCACTGCATGGGCCATTCCCAAGCTGAAGGGTATACAGAACGGCAAGCGCTCCACCGACATGATCGTCCTGCCGGCCGAGTTTTACGACATGAATACCTGGGACATGGAGGGCAAGCCAGAGTCAACACGCCGGCGCTGGAAGACGGGCATCACCAAGCGCCTTGAGTCGTTGGAAGAGGCGGCTGTCATCCATGCAACCGAGATATTCGATCGGGAAGAAATCTTCATTGACGCTGCTTGACGTAGTGGCGGAATGATCATAAATTAACGCAATCATGTCGATCTTGCGCCTTATGAGAGACGACACGCGAAGCCCGACCAATGCGTCGGGCTTTTTGTTGGGTTTTTACTTTGCTAGTGGCAATATGAGGTCACTGACAAAGGAGTTGTTGTACATGACAAAATTTCAGGCTCTTCAATCGAAATTCAAAGATTTGAAGGCAAAGGACCAAGCTTTTTGGGATGGCTTGTATTCTGTAGCGCAAATCCTGGTTGATGAATTTGCTCGTTACATCCAAGTCCCTCTGAAGTCCGCTTACGCTACGGCGGCAGGAGCTGACTTTATTCGGGTGGGTAAATTAGTAAATCGAGAGTTTGTAGCTTGTGACCTTTCAACGATTGAGAAGGGCGCTGATCAAGTTGTATTCGCTTTAGCTTTGGTACTCGATCAAAAACCAAGCGTTACCCCACCAAATCAGGTTACTGTTTTGTTGACAGTTGGGCTGGACGGGCACGGGTATAAGGTTGATGTTGGTAGTTTCCGTAATCGGGTGCGAGTAATCGACGGTGATTTCTCAGACCTAAATGAAGCGATTTTCCAGTACTTTGAAAAAGCGTTAGAGCCAGTGGCTGATATCGAATAGTCCTGAGGTTCTACTCCTGAGCCCCGCCTTTGTGCGGGGCTCTTTTGTTTTCGGCACCACCACACCCATCGCCCCGAGCTGGGAGTGCTGCTGGAGTCGAACCTATCTCGCTTCCCGCAAGGGAGGACGCTGGATGCCACATATGCCAGAGAAGAACCCAGAAACATGGCTCATCGTCATGGCCTGGCTAAGCCAGCATGCCCCGATGTTCTATGCCGCGGCGCTGTCTTGCTGGATTGCCTTCCTCCGCGTCATTTACGGCGGGGGCGGACGGCGGCAGGCCCTGCTTGAATCCTGCCTGTGCGGTGCCATCACAGCCGGAGCGTTCCCGCTGCTCGAATACTTCAACCTCCCATCAAGCTTGGCAGCTGCCCTCGGCGCCGTCATCGGCACGCTGGGAGTAAAGAAGGTGGCCGACCTGGCCGACCGATTCACTGACTTCAAATTACCCAAGCGGCAGGAGTGACCCATGCAACTGATCGACAACTGGAAGCAAGCGCTGAGCATGACCAGCGTGCAAGCTGGTGGTGCAGTCGCTGCCCTTGGCCTGGCTGAACAACTGATGCCATCGCTTCAGGCAGTGTTGCCCCCGATTGCCTATGGCGTGCTCGGCCTCCTGGTGATGATTGCCCGGGTCGTGCTACAGCCGAAGCTGGTCAAGTAGCGCAGGTGATGGCGTGCACTGGATGCGCGGCCCGGCGTGAATGGATTAAGAAGTGGAGTGCAGTTGCGTATGAGCGGGCAAGCGATCTCCTATCTCGCCGAGATACTAAGCGAGCAGAGGAAGCAGACAGCGATACTCGAACGGATGGCAGAGCAGCAGAGCCTGCTGATCCAGGCGATGGCCGAGGAAGAGCCTGAAGACTCAGATGCTCAGCCCCTTACCTACATGGATGGCTCACCATGCCGCTGAGGCCGCAGAAGCCATGCAATGCACAAGGCTGCAACACTCTCACCCGCAACCCTCGCTACTGTGATGAGCACGCTCAGCTATCGAAGAGCGCGGCCCGAGCCAAGCCTCGGGAGAGCAGTACGAAACGTCACTACAACTACAAGTGGCAGCAGGCTCGGGTAGGATTCCTCGCGAAGCATCCGCTCTGTCTTCATTGCTCGGCGCGCGGCTTGGTGGTTGTGGCCACCGATGTTGACCACATCATCCCGCACAAGAACGACATGGCCCTTTTCTGGGACAAGACCAACTGGCAGAGCCTGTGCGCACCGTGCCACTCGGCCAAGACGGCCGCAGAAGACGGCGGATTCGGCAATGCGAGGCGCTGAAAGCAGAAAAAACCCGAAAAAACAGTGAAATCCGACCAAATGAGAGCGATTCGCACTCAAGGGGAGGGGGAGGGTCGAAAGTCTGGGCCTTTTCGGTTCTAGACCGCGCCCTTAATCGTTTTTTCACACCCGCGAAATTAAAAATCCAGGAGTTGCGCGATGGGAGGCACCGCCACGGTCGCCGGCCGTGGTCGCAAACCTAAGCCGACGGCCAAAAAAGCACTGGCCGGAAATCCTGGTAAGCGCGCCCTTAACAAGGCTGAGCCCCAGTTTTCCAAGATCACCCAGATCGACCCGCCGGAGTGGTTCAGTCCTCGGGCTGCCACCATGTGGAACATGATTGTCCCGGAGCTTCTGCGCGAGAACGTTGTCGCGATCACGGATCTGCATAACGTCGAAGCCTTCTGCTGTGCCTATGACAACTGGCGTTTTGCACAGGAGTCGATCAAGGCGCACGGAATCGTCGTCACCGGAGCCACTGGCGGCCCGATGAAGAATCCAGCGCTGACCGCTGCCAACGAAACGATGCGCCAGATGGTGACCTTCGGTTCGATGCTCGGCCTTGATCCTGCCAGCCGAACGCGTTTGATCGGTGGCAACAAGGAGAAAGAAACCAACGAATTCGCCAAACTACTGAGTAGCTGATGACCAAATCCGCCCATCCCAACGTCGACAAGGCGATGGCGTGGGGTAGGTCATTGCTCCGTGGAAAGGTTCCGGCCTGCCGTTATATTCATCAGGCAGTGCAGCGCCACTTCGATGACTTGGCAGCCAGCCGCAAACGCGGGTATCGCTACAAGTTTGATCCGGCCAAAGCTGAGAAAAAGCTGAAGCTGATCCAGCTCTTGCCGCACACCAAGGGTGAATGGGCATTCAAGCGACAGCTGATCAGCCTGGAGCCGTGGCAGCTCTTCGGCCTGGCCGTCACGTTTGGTTGGGTCAAGAAGAAGGGCGGGCACCGCCGTTTCCGCGAAAGCTATTGGGAAGTGCCGCGCAAGAACGGCAAGTCCGTCGTTGCCGGCGGCGTGGGCATCAGCATGTTCGTAGCCGACGGCGAGTTCGGCGCCGAGGTGTACTCTGGCGCGACCACTGAGAAGCAGGCGTGGGAAGTTTTCCGACCGGCAAAGCTGATGGTGAGCAAGTCGCCGATGCTGATGCAGGCAGCGGGCATCGAGGTCAACGCCTCGAACATGAATATCCCGTCCGACTTCAGCCGATTCGAACCGTTGATTGGCAACCCGGGCGACGGCGCCTCACCCAGCTGCGCCATTGTCGACGAATACCACGAGCACCCAACCTCGGCGCAATACGACACCATGCTCACTGGCATGGGTGCCCGGCGTCAGCCGCTGATGTTCATCATCACCACCGCCGGTGCTGATATTGAAGGACCGTGCTACGACAAGCGCCGGCAAGTCATCGAGATGCTCGAGGGCACCGTGCCGGATGATGAGCTGTTTGGTTGGATCTGGACGCTCGACGAAGGGGACGACTGGACCGATCCGAAGATGCTGGCCAAGGCCAACCCGAACCACGGGATTTCGGTGTTCCAGGAGTACCTAGAGAGCCAGCAGGCGAGGGCGATCCGCTCTGCACGATTTACAAATACATTCAAAACGAAGCACCTGAACCTATGGGTCAGCGCTAAATCCGGCTTCTTCAACATGGAAGACTGGAAATCGTGCGAAGACACCACGCTGACCCTTGAGCAGTTCGAGGGCCAAGAGTGGATTGCTGGCTTCGACTTGGCGCGCAAGCTGGACATGAACTCCAGAGCAAGGCTGTTTTGGCGTGAGATTGATGGGAAAACTCACTACTACAGTATCGCCCCGAAGTTCTGGGTGCCCTACGACACTGCGTATGACAGCGACAACAAACGCATGTCGGAGCGATTTCAGGCATGGATCAACTCCAAGCATCTGGAGGTCACCGACGGCGCCGAGATCGATTACCGTGAGATCTTTGAAGACACCAAGGAAGCCAACCACCAGGCACCAATTCGTGAGTGCCCAATCGATCCGCATGGTGCGACTGGCCTCAGCCACGACCTCGACGACGAGGGGTTTAATCCAATCACGATCACACAGAACTACACCAACATGTCTGACGCCATGAAGGAACTGGAGGCAGCCATCACCGCCGGACGGTTCCATCACGACGGCAACCCGATCATGACTTGGTGTATTGCTAACGTGATCGGCAAAAACATGCCAGGTAATGACGACGTCGTCCGACCGATCAAGCAAGGCGATGACAACAAGATCGACGGCGCCGTCGCCTTGATTATGACCATCGGTAGAGCGCTGATTCTGGTCAATGACAACAGCGGCAACATCAGCGACTTCTTTTCGAAACCAATCATTGTTGGATAACTCACCCATGGATACAGGCCTGATCCTCTTTATCGTGACGGCCGCGGCCGCGCTGTGCCTGTTCGTTGCCGGCATCTTCGTCTTGGCTGGTCTCGGATGGTCTCTTGTTGCTGCCGCTGCGTCGTTCCTTGGCGTTTCCGGCTTTATCCGCAAGGGGCTGACCGGTGACTAAACCACTCAAATCTGTGCTTCGTCAGGCTATGTTCAAGTCGGCAGAGCCGAGCTTGGTCAAGTCGTCGTTGGCTGGCTGGGTTGGTCGTCGAATCGGCCTGGGTGATAAAGCTTTCTGGAATGGTTTCTACGGTACTGATTCAGCCTCCGGAAAGACTGTAAGCCAACAAACAGCACTGCAGCTGTCCACTGTATGGGCCTGCGTTCGACTGATTGCCGAAACGTTGGCCACACTTCCGATCGCGCTTTACGAAGATAAAAACGGCGTGCCAGTGGTCGCTACGACCCATCCGGTTCATCGCGTTATCAGCCAGCAACCAAATGCTGATCAGACACCGGTCGAGTTCTGGGAGTGCGTGGTGGCGAGTCTCCTGCTCAACGGCAACAGTTTTAACGAGCCGCATTGGGTGGGGACCGAGCTCTCTTCTCTGGAGTTCATCTTGCCGCAAGCTGTATCGCCCCCGCGGCGGTTAAGCACCGGTGAAATTGAATATCGCTTCATTGATAACTTGGGTAAATCGCACACTCTTCTTGATGAGCAAATGATGCACACCCGTGGTTTTGGCACGGACCCATTGTGTGGGCTCAGCCCTTTGGCTATGGGGCGCAATGTGTTTGGTGCCGCGATGGCCGCTGACGAGTCGGCCAGCAAGATGTTCGCCAATGGTATGAAGTTGGGCGGGGTGCTTTCCACCGACCAGATATTGAACAAGGCCCAGCGCGAGGACATTCGCGAGGACATGGCGGCCAAATTTGCCGGCGCGGTGAATACAGGAAAGACGATGGTTCTGGAAGCTGGGATGAAGTACCAGCAGGTATCACTTACTCCAGAAGACGCCCAGATGTTGCAAACCCGCGGCTTCAATGTCGAAGAGATCTGCCGTTGGTTCCGCACACCGCCTTGGATGGTGGGCCATACCTCCAACAGTACGAGCTGGGGAACGGGCATGGAGCAGCAGATGCTGGGCTTTCTCAGCTTCACGCTGTTGCCTTGGATGAAGCGCATCGAGCAGAGCATCAATCGTCGCTTGCTGCGTCCTGGTGAGCGCCGCCGGTTCTACGCCAAGTTCAACCCAGAAGGTTTGCTCCGCGCTGATAGTGCTGCCCGTGCGGCGTTCTACAGCTCTATGACGCAGAACGGGATCTACACCCGCGACGACTGCCGGATCAAAGAGAACCTGGCGCCCATGGGTGGAAACGCCGCGAAACTCACTGTCCAGTCGAACATGCTGCCTATCGACAAGCTCGGTGGTGATGCAGGTGACGCCCAGCAAGCGCGCTCGGCTCTGCTGGACTGGCTCAATGACAAGCCGAAAGGTAATTCAGAATGAAGCGAAAAGACCAATCGGTGGCGGTGAAATACCGCTCATTCGACTACGACGTGAAGGCTGTCAGCGATGACGGCCTTTTTTCTGGCTACGGTTCCGTGTTCGGCGTGATCGACAGCTACAACGAGGTGGTAGCCCCTGGCGCGTTTCTTGAGTCGATCGCCGAACTGAAGGCGAAAGGCCGAACGCTTCCTGTGCTCTGGCAGCACCGCACGGCCGAACCCATCGGCTCCTGGTCGATTGAGTCACTGAAAGAAGATGCCAAGGGCCTTTTCGGCGATGGCGAGCTTTGGATGGCCGACGCACCCTATGCACGAATCGCCTACCGTGGCATGAGTTCCCGGGCTATCACGGGGCTTTCGATCGGCTATTACGTCCGCGAATCCAGCTTCGATGAGAAGACCCGGATTCGAACCCTGACCAAATTGGACCTGGTCGAGATTTCCATTGTGACGGTGCCTGCGAATGACGAAGCCCGCACCGACACCATTAAGTCGAAGCTGGCCCATGGCGGCCTACCTTCGCTCCCTGAATTTGAGTTGCTCCTGCGCGAGGCAGGCTTCTCGAAAACTCAGTCCGCGGTGATTGCCAATCGCGGACTGCAGCATCTGCTCCGGAGCGAGTCCGCGGGCGACCAGGCTGGAACCCAAATTGCCAAGGCACTGCATGCGCAGTTGAGCCAAGGCCTGTCTCTCCCATCGTTTTGAGGATTCACCATGAATTACCTGAGTAACGGCGCTCGTAGCGAGCATCGCCAATTTCAGCGCAAAGAGCGTGCTGATGATCAACTGGAACTGAAAGATGTGATGGACGCGCTGCAAAAGCGTGATTCGGACATCAAAGCCTTCGCCGAGAAAGCCGGCGAAGAAATCAAAAGCCACGGCAAAATCCTCGACGACACCAAAACCATCCTCGATGGTCTGGTGAAATCTGGCCTGGGCCTGCAAGACCGCCTCAACGAAGTTGAGCAGAAGCTTAGCCGGCGCGGTGCCGCGAACGATGAAGGCGCCAAGTCCATCGGCGAACAGTTCACCGACGGCGACGATTTCAAAGGCCTGGCCGAAAAAGGCCGTGGCGTGGCCCGTATGCGCCTGAAGGCTGTCACCAGTATCACTAGCACAACCACCGGCACTGGCGGCGTCGGTGTGGCCATCGAGCCGACACGCGTACCGGGCATCATTCAAGGGCCTGATCGTCCGTTCACCATCCGTGACTTGATCATGCCTGGCCGAACCAGCTCCAACGCAATCGAGTACGTGCGGGAGTCTGGCTTCCAGAACATGGCGGCGCCGGTTGGCGAGACCTTGGCGAAACCTCAGTCCGACCTGTCGTTCGAGCTGATCACCACCACCGTCAAGACTATCGCTCACTGGTTCCGGGCCTCCAAGCAGGTGCTGGCTGACGTTCCGTTGCTGCAAAGCTACATCGACGGCCGCGCAATCTACGGCCTGAAGTACGTCGAGGAAAACCAGATCCTGGCGGGTAACGGCACCGGGCAGAATCTGCTGGGCCTGATCCCTCAAGCCACGCCATTCAACGAAGCACTGCGCAAGTCCGGCGACACCAAAATCGACCTGCTGCGCCGGGCCATCCTGCAAGTACGTATCGCCGAGTATCGTGCCAGCGCAATCGTGCTGAACCCGGTCGACTGGGCAGACATGGAGCTGGCGAAGGACAGCACCGGCAGCTACATCTGGGTCAACGTGCAGGAAGGTGGTCAGCCTCGCATGTGGCGCCTGCCGGTCGTTGATACCAATGCCATGCCCCAGGGCGAGTTCATGGTCGGCGCGTTCGAAATGGCCGCCCAGGTCTTCGACCGTGAAGATGCAAACGTCGAGGTTTCGACTGAAGACGCTGACAACTTCACCAAAAACATGGTGACCATCCGTGCGGAAGAACGCCTGGCGTTGGCGGTGTACCGTCCACAGTCGTTTGTCCATGGCCCTTTCACTGACCCAACACCATAAGGCTACGGGCACACGCCGAAGGAGAAGCCTGGGAAACCGGGCTTCTGATTTGATGACCGACATCAAACTGAAAACCATCAAGGGCTTCGAATGGCGCGGCGCTTATGCGCCGCCGAGGTCAGATATCGAGGCTGCCGAACTGGACGCCCGGGAGTTATTCCGCAACGGGCTGGTCGAGGACTACACCGTGAAAGCAGCAGATCCCCCCGAAAACAAAAAGGCTCCGGAGCTGGATAACAAGTCGGCGCCGAAACCAGGCACCAAGAAAAAGGCAGAGTAATCATGAGCGTGATCAGCATTGATCTGGCGATGAAGCACCTTCTGGCTGAGCCGGAGGACCAGGAGCTTGTTCAGTCCCAGCTGGATGGCGCCGAGGGTGCCGCGATGGCCTACCTGCAGCGCTCGTTCTTTGTTGATCAGGCCGCACTCGATGATGCCCGCTTGCAGGTGTCATTTATGCGAAGCGAGGCCCGACAGCAATATGATGCGGCCATGGCCGATGCCGCTCTGATTGATGACCCCCTATTGCGCTGTGAGGCGATGGATGACGCAAAGTTCTCGCTCTCAGAGGCGTTGGATGCAGCGACCCGAGTAGCGCGGGGAATGGTCATCGAGCCCAGTATCCAATCGGCCTGCCTGTTGAAACTCGGGCACCTATTCGCCAACCGTGAAGAGGTGGTGACCGGCACTATTGCCACTGAATTGCCTCAAGCATCCAAGGCTCTGCTGACGCCATATCGCATCGGGATGGGTGCGTGATGCGCGCCGGTCGATTACGTCACCGAGTCACGTTTCAAATCCCTGGGCTGGTCCAGGACCCCGTTTCCGGCGAGATGCTGCCGGGCTGGCAGACCGTGTGGGATAAAGTGCCGGCCTCAGTTGAACCGCTCAGCGCGCGCGATCTGATCGCGGCGCAGGCGGGCCAGTCCGAAGCTTCAGGTCGCGTGGTTATTCGGCATCGTGCTGGCGTGCTGCCGACGATGCGAATTATCCACCGTGGCGACGTTTACAACATCCAGGGTCAGCCGATGCCCGATCCGGTGTCGGGCCTTGAGTACCTAACCGTCCTGGTGGCGAAGGGAGTGAATGATGGCTGACAACATCGAGTTCAGCCTGGTCGGCATGGATTCGCTGATTGGAAAACTCGAAGCCATCAGCTACGACGTGAGGCGCAAGGGCGGCAGATCGGCATTGCGCAAGGCTGCGCAACTGGTTGCCGACAAGATGAAAGAGGGCGCTCAGAACATCGATGACCCGGAAACGGGTCGCTCGATCGCTGATAACGTTGCTTTGAGGTGGAATGGTCGGTTGTTCAAGTCGACTGGTGATCTCGGTTTCAGGATCGGCGTGTTGCACGGTGCCGTACTCAAAAACGGCGGAGACACATCGGCCAACTCGCCGACACCGCATTGGCGATTGATTGAGTTCGGCACCGAAAAGATGCACGCCCAACCATTCGCTCGAAAGGCTCTGGCCGACAATATCCGCGAAGCAACAGAAACGTTCGCAACTGAATATGAGAAAGCCATCGATCGTGCGATCAAACGTGCGGCCAAAGCGGCGGGGAGCAAGTAATGCCAGCAGCGCCAATATTCGCCGTGTGCTCGGCTGATGCCGATGTCCGGGCACTTCTCGGCGTAACGCCTCACCGGCTGTATCCCTTCGGAGACGCGCCGGAGGGCGTGGCCAAGCCTTATGCCGTGTGGCAACTGGTCACCGGCAGCCCGGAAAATTACCTTGCGGGGCGCCCGGACCTTGATGGCTTCACGTTGCAGGTCGACGTGTATGCCGCCACCGCATCATCTGTCAGGGCTGTTACTGATGCCATAGTCCACGCCATTGAGCTGATGGCCAACGTTGTCCGCTGGGGCGGCGAAAGCAAAGACACAGCGACAAAGCTTTACCGGTCGAGCTTCGACATCGACTGGCTTGTACCCAGATAGCAAATCCCAACCCCAAGCCCGCCATGCGCGGGTTTTTTTATGCCCGACATTTGGAGAACGCCATGTCGATCCTCACTCAAGGCACTCAGGTATTTGCCCTGGTGCCCACCGTACTCAACCCCTCTCTGTTCGAAGTGATGGAGATTGAGTGCGCCACTGCCTTCAGTCCAGGTGGTAACCCGGCCGATCAAATTGAGGTGACCTGCCTCAGCGATGCGGTACGTCGATACATGCGTGGTCTTCGAACCCCGGGCCAGGCTTCATTGACTCTGAACGCCGATCCTCGTAACGCCTCGCACATCCGACTGCATCAACTCTCTGAAGATGACTCCGTTGAGAGTATTCGGTGGGTGGTGGGCTGGTCGGATGGTAAGGGCATCCTTCCCACGGTTGGCACCTCAGGCTCTCTTGCTGCCATCAGTCTGGGTGACGGCGGTAGCGGCTATACGACCGCGCCTTCGGTAGCCATCACGGGCGGCGGCGGTACCGGCGCGACTGCGACTGCCGTCATCGCCGGCGGTGAGGTTACCGGCTTCAATATCACCAACCCCGGGTCTGGCTACACCACGCCACCGACCATCGCGCTGACTGGTGGTGGCGGTACCGGCGCTGCAGCAACTGCGGTTCTGGGCGAAGGCGATGACTTCGTTCTTCCATCGACGCGGACCTGGTTCGTCTTCGACGGGTACGTCTCGGACTTCCCGTTCGACTTTGCTGCCAATGCCGTCGTGACCACTGCGGCAACTATCCAACGTTCCGGCGGCTCTGCCTGGATCCGTAAAACAACCTAAAGGTCAAAACATGAAGCTCAGCATTGAGAACCTCAAGCAGGCCGGTGCTTTCACCGGGCGCCCGGTAGAAAAATCGATCACCTGGAAGCAAGGTGAAAGCGAATTCACCGCGACCGTATTTGTCCGCCCGTTGGGATACCAGGCGGCTGTCAGCGATGTGCTCGCCATCAACGGCAAACAGGACAGCGTTGCAGGGCGCATCGCGGCGAGTATCTGTGATGAGGAAGGAAGCCCGGTGTTCACTGTGGCAGATATCGTTCATGGCCCGCTTGATCCCGCTGAGCTCGCCAAAGATCCGGAAAGCACCAAGCGCCTGGGAGCGCTCGATGGAAGTCTGACCGTTTCCTTGTTGGCCGTTATTCATGAGGTGAACAACCTGGGAAAGACGACGAGCTCACCGACCTCGAAGAGTTCTGGCACGAGCTCGTCCTCTGCGGAATCGGCGGCCAAACCATTGCAGAAGCCAAGGAAAGAATAAGCCTGCGTGAGTTTCGTTCCTGGGCAAAGTTTCGCGATCTGCGCGGCTCGCTGCATGTCGGCATGCGAGTCGAGCGGGGCTTCGCTCTTATAGCCTCAATCCTGGCGAACAAAGACCGTGATCCGAAAAAGCGCCCAGATCCTTTCAGCATCTATGACTTCATGCCGCACGACTCCCAGAAGCCGATCACGCTTGAGCAGGCCATGCAGTCTTGGGCGTAGCGACTCAATCCCCGCATTCGCGGCAATCTCTGGAGCCACGCAATGGCATCGCGATCTCTCGGCACCCTGACTCTTGACCTGATTGCCAAGGTTGGCGGGTTTGTTTCGGGCATGAGCCAGGCCGAAAAAAGTTCTGAGAAATGGCGTAAGACTGTAGAAAAGAACGCTCAGGCCGCCGGCATCGCAATTGGTGCCGGTGTTGCCGCCGGCGCTGTAGCGCTTGCGGCGTTCACGGTGTCAACGGTCCAGGCGGCGACCGAGATAACGCGTTTTTCAGCTCTTGCTGGTACTGGAACGACCGAGTTTCAGAAGTATGCTGTTGGCGCCAAAACCGTGGGCATCGAGCAGGAAAAGCTCGCGGACATCTTCAAGGATGTGAATGACAAGGTCGGTGACTTCCTGCTCAACGGGGGAGGGGAGCTGCAGGAATTCTTCAAAACGATCGCACCACAAGTGGGTGTGACTGCTGAGCAGTTTCGAAATCTCTCCGGCCCTCAAGCATTGCAGCTGTTTGCCACCAGCTTGCAGAAAGCAGGCCTCAGTCAGGCCGAAATGACCCAGCAAATGGAGGCGCTGGCCAATGACGCCACCCTCTTGCTGCCCCTACTGCGGGACAACGGCGACGCTTTCCGGGTCCTGGGTGAGACCGCGCAGCAAGCCGGCGCGATCATGGATGAAAAAACCATCAAGGCTACACAGGGACTGGCTGCGGCTGGTTGGCTCGCTGAGCAATCTCTCACTGGTATCAAGAATCAGGTGTCAGCATCGCTGATGCCAGCCTTGAGTGATTATGCAGACATTCTGTTTGACCTGAGCCAAGACACAGCGTCGGTATCTGTGCTGTCCGATGGTCTCAACACCATTCTCAAGTTGGCTGCAAAAACAGCTGTTGGGATTTCCTACACCTTCGAGCTGGTCGGTAAGTCGATTGCTGGCGTGGTTGCCATCGTGATTTCTGCCTTTGACGGTGTGGACTTATCCAGTCCGATCGATGCGATCCAGAAGATTGGGGAAAACTCATCGCGCACCGCCTCAATCGTCGGTGACGATCTGGATGGCCTGGACAAAAAATACAACGACCTGTGGAAGCGAATTGATGATGCAGGCTCTAGCGGCCAGGCGAGCGGTCGCCTGAAAGAAATTTCAGACGCTTTGAATAAGGCGAGCGTGCCGGTCAAAGCGGGCACGTTCAAGGCGCCTACGACGGAAATGCTGGCTGCCGCCAAGGCAGCTGAGGCAGCTCAAAAGAAAATTCAGACAGCCTTTGATACATCGCAGGAAGGTTACAAGCGCCAAATTACGCTGATCAACACTGAAGTCGATAAGCGGAAGGATGCTACCGAGGTCGCGAAACTTCAGTTTGAAATTGAGTCCGGCAAGCTTGTTGGGATCAATGCCCTGCAACAGCAAAAGCTGAAGGGCTTGGCAGAAGAGTTGGATCGACTCCAAAAGCTCAAGCTGGCGCATGAAGACGAAGCCAAGTCAGCCGCGTACGCAGCCACGTTGAAAGCAGCCAATGTAACCGCACGTTCCGGGTTTGACATGGAGCTTGCTGGCTCCGGGATGAGTGATAAAGGGCGCGATCGGCTCAAGCGGGACCTGGTGATCCAGCAAGATTACAACGAGCAAATGGCCGAGCTGCAAAAGCAATTGAACGGCGGCGACATCTCGAAGGAGCTCTACGACAAAGAAACGGAGATGCTCAGCGAAGCGCTCGCCGAGCGGATGGTGATTCAGCAGGACTATTACAATCAGCAGGACGTAGCGCAGAACAACTGGCTCGATGGGGTCTCAGCCGCCTGGGAGAACTACCGCGACGCGGCGGTCGATTATCAGCAGCAGGCAGCTGATTTCACTGCAAGCACGTTGGATGCGCTTACTGGTTCCGTGGGCGACGGTATTGCTTCGATGATCCTCGAGTCCGAAAGCCTAGGCGATGCCTTCGGCAATGTTGCCGCCAGCATGGCAAAAAGCATCATCAATGCGCTTTCCCAAATGGCCGCCCAATGGCTGGTGTATCAAGCGGTGCAACTGGTTGTCGGAAAAGCTACTCAAGCCAGTGCTGCAACCACGCTCATAGCTAACGCCCAGGCTACGTCGTTCCAGGCTCAGCTCGCGGCCTTTGCCAGCACCGCTGCCATTCCGATTGTTGGTCCCTTCCTAGCTCCTGCCGCTGCCGCTACGGCCGCGGGCATCACTGCGCCAATGGTCGCCGGCGTCGCCGCCTCTGCGCTCGCAGGGATGGCGCACGACGGTATTGATTCGGTACCGGAAACGGGCACCTGGCTCCTGCAGAAAGGCGAGCGCGTTACTACTGCAGGCACCAGCGCTAAGCTTGATCGAACTCTCGACCAGGTGAGCAGGGGAAGCAGCAACAATGGTCCGTCAGCAGCCCCGGTCATCAACCTAATCGAGGACGCCAGTCGCGCGGGCCAGGTCAATCGCCGGCAGCTCTCCGAGCAGGATGTCATCGACATCTACGTATCCAACATACGGGGCGAGGGAGATATCCACAACGTCAACCAGGCCAAGTACGGCCTGAAGTCACAAGGCGCTTGAATGCGCAGTAAATTGGTATCTGGAGCAGCAGATGAGCAATCCAATAAATGTTTGCTACGCCTCGGGCGGGCCGCTACCGATCAACACAATCGAGGCGACGTGCTCGATCTGGACTACGCCGATCCTGCTCTGCGATGGCTACGAGGATCGCGTCTGCGGCACTGAAGATGCTCGGGTGCTCGCCTTCACCGCTATGGCTCTTGAGCAGGGGCTGCCCAACCAGGACAACTCCGGCTTTCAGAACATCATTCTCGCCCTCGACAACGTGTCCGGGGCGGTCCAAATCAAGATCGAGCAGGCCAAAGCCGCTAACGCTCGGGTAACACTGACCTGCCGGCGCTACCTCGAGGGTGATCTGACTTACCCGGCCGAGCGTTACCGCATGAGCCTGCTCAATCGACTGTACGAAACGACCGTTGCCACGCTGACGTGCGGCCTGTTCGATCTGCTCGGTACGGCGTTCCCGCGGGACCAACTGACTCCGAGTGTCGCGCCTGGGCTGCTCTACATATGAGCGATATCGGCAAGTACCTGTCAGCCCCCTACAAGGACGGCGCACGCGGACCTCTGGCCTTCGATTGTTACGGATTGGTCATTGCTGTGCGGCATGAAGTGTTCGGCTTTCCGTTGCTGCCCTCGCTGGGCGGTGTGGGCCGGGCTCGGCTGCGCGCGAACACCGTCGCGTATCACGACCTCAAGACCGGCATGGATGAGTGCCAGCCTGAGCCTGGCGCCATTGCTGCCGCATTCAGGGGCGATTACCTGGAACACGTCGGCGTGGTCGTGCATCTGGATGGGCAATTGAAGGTGCTCGATACCAACCCGGGCGGCCCGCGCATTCGCCCCGTGCGCGACTTCACCGCGTGCTATCAACGAGTGGTGTACTACCGTGATTGAATTTTTCCCGAACAAATTGGCCGACTGCCAGCCGCTGGCCACCTACGCCACGCACGAGCGCGTGACGATCGAGGCGTGGCTAAAGGGCATGACGGATCAATACCGCCGCGCGCCCACGCAGCCTATCAGCGTCGAACTGAACGGCGAACTGATCTGCCCGACGCTCTGGCACAAGGTCAAATTCAAGCCAGCCGATCACGTCAAGATCTGGCGCGAGCCGAAGGGCTCCGATCCGTTCACCATCACCGCCTTGCTGTTCAAGGGCGTGAAGGCTATCGGCAAAATGCTCATGCCGAAAATGCCAGGGATGCCATCGACTGGTGCAAATACTCAGGGTGACCCGATCGACGAGGCTAGCGCCAAGGGCAACAAGGTCAAGCTGGGCGACCCAGTGCGCAACCTTGCAGGTCGGCAGAAGCTGTTCCCGTCCTACCTGGCCGAGCCGCGCCCTTGGTTTGCCTCGCCGCGTGAGCAGTGGACCGAAATGCTGCTCTACGTCTCGGCTGGTGACGTGCAAGTCACCACCAGCGACATCAAGGTTGGCGAAACCCCGCTTATCTCTCTGGGCTCGGATGCCATCTGCAACATTTATCCGCCAGGCGCCGACGTGTCAGCTAACAGTGCTTCTCTGCTCTGGTACAACGTGGATGAGGTCGGGGCCAGTTCCAGCGGTTCGGCCGGCCTGGAATTGACGGTATCGACCACCATTACGCCGTCAGCAATCGCCTCGGCCTACCAGTTCAACGGTCACACAATTTCCATTCCATCCGGGGCAGGATCGTTCCCGACTGACTGGGCTGCCGGCCTGATCATTAGCGTTATGGCACCTTATGCGTACAGGGTGATTGATGGCGGGGCGGGGCGCGACATCGTTCAAGGCCCGCTGGAAATGCTAAATCCATCGGTTGGCATGCTGATCGAAGTATCCGGAGCCAATGCCGGGAACTATGTCATCAACAGCTACACGCCATACGCGCCGGCAGTGCCGCCGACCTCAGGCACGTCGTCAACCGTGCTTGGCTCCAGTGTTCCGGCGCGCTACGACTACAACGTGACGCCGCTGACTTTCACGGTATCTCTAGGGTCTACCCCCTATTCAGTCGCGCTGAACACGGCAACGACCGATCTTGCAGGGCTGGTCTCTGCAATAAACACGGCCAAAGGTGGCGCCCCGTTCATCGCCAGCGCCTCTGGCGGCAAAGTTCTGCTGACGCAGACCGGAACAAACAACGGCCTGGCCCTTGTGTCGTCCGGCGGATCCGCCGTGCTTGGCTCCAGCCCAATCAACACAACCGGAACCGCCGCATCGGCTGGAACACCTGAGCAGTTGGCTCAGATGACGCTTAACTACGACGGCGGATCGCCAGTAGTGGGATTGGCGCTCGGCACGGCGCTGGCAACTATCGGGCCTCGCGGCCTGCGCTATCGGATTACAGCCGCTGGCCCGTCGATTATTACTGTCGATCGCCTGACTTCGGCTGGCGCGACTGACTCGTCGTGGCCTGGGTTCAATCTCATGGAAACCGTGAACGGCATCATTAATCTGGACCCTTCGAGTCTGGAGGGAGGATATCGAGGTCCGTTCGCGTGCAGCCCTTCCAATGAGAAGGTCACTCACATTGAGTATTCGATCCTTTTTTCTAATGGCTTGATCGGTGTGGGCCGTACTGGCTACGAGTACACAGTCCCCTCAGGACATCAGTTCGAATACCGTGATATTGATGTAGCTGGAGCGTGGACTGTGTTGCCTCAAACGGTTACCGGTCACTCACATGACGCACAGGGCTTCACATTCCGGCACGCATTGCCATATCCGATGCGGCCTGAGTGTCGTATCAAGCGCATGCCAAAATCTGGTGGAGAGAACTCTGCAGAGGTCATAGATGATGTGACCTGGTACGGCCTGCGAAGTCTTCGCCAGGTCCGCCCACTCAGTTACCCGCGCATGACGGTGATTGCGGTGCAGATTCGCGGCGGTGATCGCCTGTCGGCGCAATCTGAAAGCCAGATAAATCTGATCGGAACCAGAGTTCTGCCGGTTTATACCGGAGGCGCCTGGACCGCACCGCAGCCCACGCGCGGCATCGTGCCATGGTGCCTGTATGTCCTGAAGTCGCTCGGATACACCGACGCCGATATCGACCTGCCCGAGTGGGATCGCCTGCATACGGTATTCGAGGCCGCCGGCCAGTATTACGACGAGGTCATCGACGACACCAGCACGGCCAAGGATCGGCTGAACAATGCTCTGGCTTGTGGATTTGCCGAACTGACCATCAAGAACGGCTTGGTCAGTCTGGTGCGCGACGAGCCCCGGGCCGCGTTCGATCGTGAATACGGGCCGAAAACGCAGACCTACTCGCCGCAGAACATGACCAAGGGGCTCAAGATCGACGGGCCGCTGCCATCAATCAACGACTTCGACGGGGTCGACGTTGAATATTACTCGAACCTAACATGGGCCTGGGAAACCGTGCCTTGCCGCTGGCCGGGTGATGCGGGGCTAAAGGTCGAGAAGGTCAAGCTGCCAGGCGTCGGTGATCGGGATCGCGCCTACCAGTTCGGCATGCGCCGCCGCGGTCACCAACTGTTCCGCCAAGACACCTACAGCTGGGAAACCGAGCTGGCCGGCATGAACAGCGGATACCTGAGCTTCTGTGCGGTGGCCAGCGATACGCCGGGCCTGTGCCAAAGCGCGCAGCTGCGCAGCGTCACGGCCGTCTCCGGTAGCTTCCTACTGGAATCGACCGAGCCTATCGACTGGTCGGCGCCCGAGGCCTACCGAGTCGGCATCAGCCGTCCTGATGGGTCTCTCTCTGGCCCCTTTCCGGCCACCGCGATTGACGAATACCGCTTGCAGATTGTCGATCTGGACTTCACACCGGATACCAGCATGACCCTAGAGCTGCCTCAGTTGCTGATCGGCCCGGCGTCGAAGTGGGCCTATCCGGTACTGGTCACGCGCTCTGACCCATCCAACGGAAATGTCGCCATGAAGGGCATGCCATACGACGCCCGTGTTTATAACTATGACAGCGCCGTAGCGCCCGCATAAGGACAGGTCATGATTGCATATCCAGAAGGCCTGCCCAGTCTGCTGAGGGAAGGCTACGACTTCACGCCAGTCAGTCCCATTGCACGGACGCAGCTGGCGAATGGAAGGGCAGTGCAGCGGCGCAGATTTTCCTCGGTACCCACCGTGGCTTCTGTTTCCTGGTTGCTCAGCGATGCCCAGGCACAACTCTTCGAGGGGTGGTTTGAACACATTTTGCTCTCGGGCAGCCTGTGGTTTGAGTGCCCGCTCAAGTCACCGCTGGGCATCGAGGCTTACCAAGCACGGTTCACCGATATCTACAGCGGCCCAACACTGGTTGGCGTCAGCCATTGGCGCTTCACCGCAAACCTCGAGTTGTTCAAGCGCCCGCTGGTCGATAGAGATTGGACGATCTACGCCCCGGAATACGTCCTGCACTCGGACATCTTCGACCGCGCCATGAACAAGGAGTGGCCGGATGCCTAGCCGATCCAAGCACAACACAAACTTCTGCCCGCCATGTGCGGGCTTTTTTATGTCTGGAGTTATGGCATGACCATACACGCCACGTTTAATCCGATCGGCAGTACCAATCCCAAGGATCTGATCGATAACGCGCAGAACCTGGACTATCTGATCCTTGGTCCAGCCCCCAACTACCTTGACCGCCGAAACGTCAGCCGCCTTTCCTGGGCAGGCATCGAAGTATCGTTTGCGGCGGCGCAGACACAGAGAGATCTGGCCTTCCAGACTCAGATGGAAACCATGGGGTACGAGCTGCCGGCTCTCGCCTATGCGACAGGCCTGAACATCGCCCGTGTCACGCAGATAATTTTGTACAGCGGTGAATTTTATCGGGCAAAAGCTGGAGTGGTGCCGTTCACCACAACAGGAACCTGGGCAGCCGATTCGACCAAGCTGGTTTCGGTGGGGGACGCTGCGCTTCGGCAGGAGGTTGCAAACAAGGTAGACGTCACGCAAGGTCTGGCGAAGGTTGGCACAGAGCAGTTCGGCATGGGGCGCCCAGGCGGCGCGACCCCTATCGAGCGTGGCTTCTGGCCCGATGTTGGTGCTGGCGCCAACGTGTGGCGATTCAGGGATCGTGTTCTGATAGGCGACGCCGTAGATCAGGATGGCAAAAAGAACCCGTCTCCACGGTCATGGGTCGGCCTTGAAGCGGCTGGTTACATGACGTATTTCGATAGTCGCTCGCAGGCTGAGATTGTTTCTACTATTGGTGGGATTGGGGCGGCGTTCGCCTCTCGATCTTCGGATAACGTGCTTGCTGGCGAGCTGAACACTATTGGCGCTGGCTCGTATGTCAATAATGACAATCTCAATACTTCCGACAAGAAGTCGGCATGGGCGTACTACGGGCATGCCGTGCAGAAGGAACCGAACTTCTTCACCGCCTGCATGGAAGTTGATATTTGCAATAGTCAGGCTTATGTCTCAGTTTCCCCATACCAAATGGGCGCCCCTGGGACGACTGCGGCGCATTGGATTGGTGTAGGAGGCGAGACGGCACAATCTGGATTGTCGTCACAGCCAGCATCGGTGGCTCTGGCCGTTGTATCAACAGGCCCTCGCAATGCCGCTGCTGGGACCGGCTCGCTATTTGGCAAAGGCCTAGTCTTTCAGTCAGATGCACTTGCGGGTTGTGATGGTGTTAATGGCTCAGCAATCGCCGTTGAGATGGCTCGCGGACATCGAATTAACTGGCTGACTCCTACTAACGGGTATGCTGCCCACATCCGCTCCGACAACAACACGACAGCGAATGCGACTAGCATTGTCTTTGCTAATGGCGGATTCACCATTCGCGGCTTGAAGCCGGACCAAGTTACCGAGCAGAACCTCTTTGCAGTAACGCCAAGTGCGAATGCTGCTAACTACCTTCAGGTTGAGCCAGCGCCAACTGGCGTGCCCGTCGTTCTTCGCGCACAGGGTACAGATACAGACATCGACATGGAGCTGTTCCCAAAGGGCGCAGGTGTTGTAAGGCTTGGCTACAACGTGATAAGCGCCGCCGTTCCCGCTAACTTTTCCGCGCAACAAATGCTAAAAATCAAAGATGCAACTGGCTCCACTTACTACATTCCTTGCAGGGCAGGCACATGGTAATCAAAACTGAAGAGCACAAGAGATTTTTGCTTGAACTGATGGCTCAGGTTCAGTATCCGGGGCAGCTTCTTGATCTTGCATATGAGGTCAAGAAAGAGATTGAAAGTGCAACAGTCGGGACGGAGAAAAAGGTAGAGGGCCAATAGGCCCTCCGCTTTACGCTAGCTGACGTACTCGTCGGCCTTTTAGTAGTGCTGATCCCAGTCGGATGCCAGGGCTTTCTATAAATACATACGTGGCGTAAGAAACAGCGAAAACCGCAATCATGCCAATGGCGAACGAGGTGAAGTAAAACACGAAACCTAAATCGCCTGTCACCGATGCGATCAATGAGTAAAGACCAGCCATCGAAAGCAAGTGCAATACGGTGGCGTGAGACAGATAAATCGAATAGCTGATCTCCCCTATAAATAGAAGTGGCTTGAAGTTTGTCGCTTTTAACGGTTGTATCAACAGCCCGTACATCAACAGTGCCCAAGCCAAAGCCTGCGTGTAGTCCAGCGGTAAAAGTAAAAGTCCTGACCGTGTTTGTGATGCGACAACCAACAGGGTGAGGCCGACGGTAATTGCAATGATGGACAAGTATTTTCTTGTTGCTTGCTGCAGTACATCGGAGGCTTGTTGTACTCGGTACAGAAGAATCCCCAGCATGAAAATAGGCAACCTGGATGCGAAGCCCATGGTCGCGTATTTTGCGTCACTATGATCGACTATGAAGTGTGACGACCACTGCAAACCAATTGCCAAACAAATTGCCAGTGCGATTGCCGCGTTTTGAATGGTGCGTGTGAACCTAAATATAAAGGGGAAGCAAGCGTAAAAAACCATTTCTACGCCGATTGTCCAGCCTGCCCACGGGATGCCTTCAAAGTACTCATGTTTGAAGTTGATGAGGAAAAAAACGTTCCAGAGTATTTCGCCAGACGTGTGCGTCTTATCAAATACTAAGTAATCCCTTAGGCATCCCAGCGCGATCCATACATAAAATAATGGTGCGATCCTGAAAAAACGCCTGACAAAAAAAGGGATGAATTCTTTTTCGTTTCGTGCATCTGTCGATAAGCACATTGTGAATGCGCTGATGATAAAGAAAAGACTAACACCAGATAGTCCGGCATCAATTAGCCATGCGATGGAATTTGGTGGGCTTACTTTTGGGTAAAACGTAATATGCGATATATGGAACAACGCCACGTAGCACGCAGCAATTCCTCGCATAGATTGTATTGAAGATATTTTACTGTCGTTCACGATGTGTTTTTTCCTTCCTTGCAAAATATCAGTCATTCCGAATGGGCTTGTAGGCGCGCTTATTGGTCGGGCGGCATCATATAGCCTTTCAAGGATTTTGGTTAAAGGAATACGGCATGAGTCACATTTTTGATACTCGTGCCTTCGAGCCCCCTCGGCGAGCGGGTATTTTTTTACCCGGAGAAAAGTATACCCATCTCTGCACAGCAGCTGCTGCAGATCCTCCCGAACGCCGGCGCCAGAGCCGGCGTTTTTGTACCTGGAGAAACCAATGACCGAAACAAACAATGACCGCGACATCCTCGCACGCACATTGTGGGGCGAGGCCCGCGGCGAATCTCTGGCTGGCCAGATCGCCGTGGCCTGGACCATCCGCAACCGTGTGAACGACGGCAAGGCCGAGTCGTGGTGGGGGGAGGGCTATGCTGGCGTGTGCCAGAAGCCGTACCAGTTCAGCTGCTGGAACAAGACCGACCCGAACTATCAATTTCTGATAGGCGTGAAGCAGATCCCGTTCCGCGAATTGACGCAGGCGCGGATTGCTGCTGATCAGGTGATCGATGGAAAGGTACCGGATCCTACCGTTGGGGCTACGCATTACTACGCGACCACCATGCCGAAGCCGCCGGATTGGGTGAAAGGTGCTAAGCAGATGCTGAAGCTCGGCCACCACATCTTCTTCAAGGATGTGCCGTGAGTCTGGCGCTGTGCCGACCCGCGCCTTGAGAAATTTTGTGAGTCTGTAAAGTCGGCAGGACGCCGAAGGCGGGACTTCTGCGGGGAATTCTTCCCCAAAACGCAACCGTTCGGACCAATGTTTATTGGGTTAAAAAGAGTCGCAAAAGGTGCTGATTTTCGTAGTTGTTTTTTAGCTCAAGGCCTTGATTATAAAGGCCTTTGTCGATTCTTATGCGGCATCCCAGGCTTTGACACCGCAATTGACCTGCAGGGATGGTGTGAAAGGGGCCGGGATTGGCTGAAATGCTGTCTAAAACTACCTCGACCTTGTTCGGTTTCATTGGCCCGAAAGGCGCTTATCTCTGGCTTGGACTTTAGACAATCGCCAGTGCATACCTTTGAAATACGTGGCCTGTAAGCCGTTTCCGTTAGTACTGCTGCATTACTGGTGTGTGATCTTTTGTTTGGGCTTTCAGTCGGCAGTACGCCGGAGAAGTCTGGGCCAATTCGACCAGTTTTCGGGGAAGGGCGGAGCGATATTAAATGTCGCGACTTATGGTTGCGCCGTGTGTGTTCTGCCAAGCGCTTTCAGGTAATATTTTGATTTTCTGCCTACTTTGAAGCAGAAATAAATATTCGAAAAGGGAATAGGCCGTGACGGAACAAATCAAACTTCGGAAGCTCGAGCTAGAAGATATCGACGAGGAATATGTGTCGTGGTTCGATAACGGCGACGGGCACCTGAACTATTTCACAGGGTCTGGAAGGTCGTTTCCGCGAGACGTGATCCTTGAGGATTTTCACAAGGCCGCCGAAACAGGCCTGTGGGTTTATTACCTCATAGAGAGCGATTCTGGGGAGAAAATTGGGAATGTCAAAATTGGGCCCATGGATACTCGAAATAAGACGTCTGACCTAGTTTGCATCGTGGGTAACCGTAATTTCCTCGGTAAGGGCCTTGCCAAAGCCGCCATATCTATGGCCAACAAAATTGCCTTCGAAGAGCACGATATTCGTCGCTTACAAGGAGGTATATATGCAGGGAATATCCCATCAATCAAGGCTTACACCGGGGGCGGATGGTTCATCGAGGCCACTATGAAAGGCTTCTATCTCTTCAACGGAGAGCCCCAGGACCGCATTTGCGTGGCCTGCCTCAATCCTAAATATTTCCCCGTCGAACCTGCCTAAATTCTCACCGCAGTACGTTGCTTTGAGGCCGGACTATCAAACGACTTGATCGACTCTGGATGTGCACTCCCCAATTACGGCAAGGAACTTATCAATAAACTCGCAGCGGGTCGGTCTTGGCGGCGATCCGTGCCGCATGGCGCTTGCCGTCGTGGTCAAACTCGTTGACTTGGGGGCGGGCGACCTGGCTGCAACTGCCGACCAAGCCCGAGGCAGGGGAGTGATCTGCGAGCAGGCTTATAACGGATTGGGCCGATAGCCATCACTCCGGCGTCATCATCACCGCGAGCGTCATCTTGATGAATTCCTCATTGCGGTCAATTGCGACCAGGGCGCCGCGCACATTGTCGGCGACCGCAGCTGCGCCGCGCTGCTCAACCCAAAGTGTGAGCTCCATGATTGCAGCCTCGAGGGCGAGCTGGTTTTCGTTGAGTTTGGAAAGTAGGGAAGGGAGCAGGTCTGAATTTGGCATAGTGAATCCTCCGTGGAGAGGTGAGCGTAGCAGCGGCCGCTCCGGTTCGTGTGACTGGCATGTAATGCGCTACAGCGTTTCTGGTGACCCTGTGATACAGCCACTGGCTATGTGCCTGCATTTTTCAGTTACCATTGAGTATCTAGGAAGAGTTGGCGACTACTCGCACACGTTGTGCATGGAAGGGAATAAGTAACATGGATAGTGTGCGTTCTGTGCAGGTCATCGCCGTGACCGGCGGAAAGGGCGGCGTCGGAAAAACGACTGTGGCTGTGAATCTTTCATTGGCGCTATCGAAATTAGGCCGGCGGGTCGTGTTGCTTGATGGCGATCTTGGCCTGGCGAATATCGATGTCCTGTTGGGGCTTTCTCCGCAGTACACGCTCGGCGATTTAATCGAAGGTCGCTGTGAGCTTTCCGATGTACTGTTGAGCGGCCCGGGCGGGATACGAATCGTCCCCGCGGCTTCAGGTATTCAGAGCATGGAGCATTTGTCTCCGGCTCAGCACGCAGGCCT